TCTCGGAGGTAAAGTCCGCCCAGCTTTGGGACATATCGCCCATGCAGGACTGGACGAACTCGGCCGCCTCGACGCTCTCGGGGCGATCATCGGGGGCCTCAACCCGCCATGTGACCTGCCTCATTGACTGCTGGATCGCAAACATGATCGCGCCAACTGTCGGCGAGTTGTCTTGCATCTCCCTGTAGGTCCGGGCCGCCTCCCGGCCCCGAAGCTGTGGCAGAAATTCTTCCCGAACCCAGCCAGAATACTGGCGAAGGCCCGACGATCCTATCGACTGCCAGGCCATCGAAGGCACCATGGCCGGCGCCCTGTAGCCCTGACTGACGTCGGACTTGATCCCGAGCTTCTTCACCATATTCGTTCAACCCCTCCCGGGACTAGGGCAGCTCACCCGGACGACGATCGGGCCGACTAATGGAACCCTGGGGCTGCCAAGGGCGAGCTCGTCCAAGGCATCAGATAGCGCGTCCACCTGGTCGTCATGAGACCCCGAAGGGAACGAGCAGACCTCGTCGATGAACGCCTGGTTCCAGGGTGCCTCGATCAGCTTGATGTTCCCAGCCTCGGCCTGGGCTGACGCCGGCCTGGCCCTGGTGGTCTTGTCGCCTGTGTTCTTCTTGGTGACTACGTCGTAACCGCCGAGCAGCTTGGTCTTGGTCATCGCGTCGGACTTGCCGGCGGCCGCAGGGTCTTCAGGCTTCCTGATCCTGACCGCCTTGGTGTCGTGTTCAGCGACGCTTACCAGCTTGTCCTCGACCTGACCCGCGGACCATCGGCCCCGGACGACGTCTATGATGTAGTATGTACCACCGATCTTCCGCATCTTCAGGCCGACAGTCCAGTCTGGCTGCTTGCCCGGCTTAGGAATAGAGGCGGCAAAATCCCATGCCCGAACCGTGATCCCGCCAGCCCTGAGCTGGCTTAGCGGAATGATCTCGAAGTCGCCCCGCTGGAACATGCCGCCGGACCTGGGCGTTGGGTTCTGGTCGTACTGGCCTGAATAGGCGTACGTGCCCATGTCCCGCTTAAGATCTTCAACGGCCTTCCTGCTGAACCTCTTGGGATCGAGCAGCTGCCTATCTTCAGTCCTGGGGTCGGACCAGCCAATCTCGGTCGAACAGGCGCGGGCAGGATCGAACTCCATGGGGATCATTAGATGGACGTAACCCATCCCCAAGGAAAGAATGACGCCTGAGATGTCCTGGTCATGCAAACGCTGCATGATGACCACGATCGCCGACCGTTTCTGGTCGTTCAGGCGGTTGACCGCGCCTTCCCGGAATTTCCTGGTAGTATTTAGCCGCTCAGCCTCCGACTCAGCGCCTTCAGTCGAGTGTGGATCGTCGATAATCAGCCGATCGCCACGTTGCGAGGTCAATGAGCTGAATGGAACGCCCTCGCGGTTGCCCGTAGAGTCATTGGCGAAGCTCATCTCGGCCGACCGGGTGAGCTTCACCTCCGGCCAAAGCTGTTTGTACCAGTCCGAAGATATCAAATCGCGGCATTTACGTGTGTCGCGCTTGACTGGGCCTTCGTTGAACGACGTCGCCAGGTAACGGAGCGATTTTCTGCCGCATGGCCCCCATTCCCACGCGGGCCAAAGGACCGAAACCAGCAGGGACTTCATCGACCCCGGCGGAACGTTGATCAGAAGCCGGTTGATCCTGCCGTCAGTCACCGCCTCGAGGTGTTGACATATGGCTTCGATGTGCCAGTTATGGACGTATTCGGCCTCAGGCTCGAGAACGTGCCAGGCTTCTTTGACGAAACCGGACAGCGATTTGCACCTGGCCCGAATACTGTCGGCGTTTACCTCTAAATCGCGGAGCTCAGCAGCCTTTTTCGCCTCAGCTTTCCGCCGAGCCTTCTCCTCGAGCAGTAAAATCCGCTCAATTTTCTGCTCACGCGTCAGTGTCAGGGCGGTTGACACGTATTCCGTCTTCCTCTGCGGCCTGAGCCAATGCCTCGAGCTTGGCGTCGAGCTCTTCTTCGGTCAAATCCGTATAGCGGATGGGGCCACCATCTGGTCCGGAATGCTCCTGGGCCACTTTCCTCTTCCACTGCTGCCCGCCGCGGCGGTCGAACCACTGCTCGATCGCCCGAACGTTGCCTTTCTTGGCCTCCAGGAAGAGAACGCCGCCGAGTTCGGCATTCGCATATTCAAGCCCTTTGTCAAGCTGGGGCCTGAAATACTTGACCAACGTGTCCTCGCTGATCCCATCCGGGCGTTCGCGGGTCCGAAAGATCTTATGCTTGCAGATCTTTTCATACGGAGTGCCGTAGGCAGCCAGAAGAGCGACTTCTTCACGCTGCTTATCGGTGAACTCAATGGCCTTTCCGTCCAGCGTCTTCCTTCGATCGGGCAGACCTTGTGACTGGCGCGATACTCGCATGGTCAACCTTTCGCAAGAATTCTGAGGGTTTCATACGCCTTCAACCTGGCGGCCTCAAAGGCCTTCAACTGGTCGGGCGGGATGAATACCCCTAGAATGACTAAAGTAGCGACCTCGGCGGCTAAACGTATTTCGCCGCGTCGAAGATCCGGTGTGTTTTCTAGAGAGGGAAATAAATGAGTCTGATACCTCTTACGGTACCGTTCCAAATCCCGCTCAACTAAGAATGGGTCTCGCTTTCCCATAATTCATCTGTTACTCCTTACGCAAGACTGCACGGTAGGGATTCGAACCCACGGCCCCGGTGGTATTGACTATCGTGCGTCACCAACAGGAACTAGCACGTCATGACCCTTACTCTTTCGGGTTTCAGCCTTAGACCTGGCTCAGCAACGTGTCAGTCTTAACTATTTTTAGATGAATTTATAGGGTCTTTCAGTCTGGAGAGCGAAGTAATTTTTCGGGTAAAACCCCGAACTCATTATTGATGAATTAAAGGGGTCTATGCATTCTTGAGGAATAGGTGCAATTGCTCGGTGAGTCGCCACTGATAGGCCCTCCCACCCCCGTCGCTGTCGAGTGTTTTTGAGAATGAGTCACAGTATCAACAGCCCGGGGGCTCTCTGCCTTTGCTGCCTTAACCGCCAGGCCTTAATGGCTGATAGAACGTCGCATCAGTATCAATAGGCCACTGTCTTTATAGGCTGCGGGCTTATGCCTTAACGATCATCGTGCTGACATACACGCCTGAGATCATCATCCGCCGGCCCGCTCTCTCCCCTGGTCGTGGGGTCGGAGGAGTGGGGCCAGGCAGGATCAGTGCCGAGCCGCTCGCAACAGGAAGATCGCCAGGGCATATACCACTATGGTGAAGGCAATGAAGGAGGCGATACGCATCAGTCATCATCCTGTGCTGTCATCCCGCGCGAAGCGCCGATCCCTCATCCTCTCCCTGGTCGGCGGGGCCTTCGTCTCTATAACCCTGTGACCCAGGCCGACCTGGTGCCACAACCCACGAACGGTGTTTGCCCAGTGTGTAATCCAGTTCGCCCTGCCGCTTCAGGATCAGTGCCTGGTCACGGACGGTGGGGATGGCAACGCCCATCTCCTTCGCCATCTCTGCCAGGCCGCATGGTTGATGGGATTGAACAAAGGCGATAAGCTTCCGCTGCCGTTCGGACCTGGGCATATAATGACCTACCGACCTGCCACGCTTGCCCATGCCCTTATCTCGGCCGATCCTTTGACCCCAGATTGTCCTTCCAGCTGGGAACGGCCGGACCAGTACGACGATCCTCAGCCATCTGGCTTCGCCATAACGCCGCCTGTTGGTTGTCGTGTTTCCTGGCCACTGAACCCTACCCTTCGACGAGAACGAACCTGAGCCTGATCTGCACCATGCAGAACAAAACGGAGAAATGCGCGGAGAATGCGTGTTGTGGCCATTTGGGTATAAACATACCCGAGATTTGCCAACATGCTGTATGGGCTTAAAAACGGCCTCTACGTGGACATTGCAGAATTTGCCTTCGGAGACAGGGCCAGGACGAAACCTGAAAGGGAAAGCCCGCCCTGGTTAACGACGCCTGCCCGCCGATCGGGTAAAAATAATTCTGCAAAGGGGGTTTTATTCATACTCATTTCGTGACAGTGACCGAAGGTCACCACGACGAACGAAGGAAACTTACCATGTCACACCGTTACTTCACCCTCCTCCACCGCGAAGATGATGGCGTCTGGGCGATTGAATTCGGCGATTATTCCCGGGCGGTCGTTCAGGACGAACTTGAAGATTTCCTCGACCACGACATTCGGCGGAAAGACCTTCGGATCATCCAGACCCAGGACGACCAGGCTTCGATCAACGTCGCCGTCGCCGCTCTTAACTCGTAATCGAAGGACCCCAACCGATGACCTTCTATCCAGTCACCAACCCGACCAACACCATCCTCTTCGTGGCAATAGACCAGGACCAGGACGGAGTGAAATCAGTCGCCGCCGTCTACGAGCTGGACCTGACCGAAAACGCCCGGGAAAGTTTCCATTGGTGGTTCGGGGCCATCCGCGACGCCAACCCAGGCGCCACCATCGACATCACTCGCGCAAACTAAAAGGACGACCAATGAACGTTTTCATCCTCAAGGCAATCAGCCCCGATCGGGACTACGACGACTGCGTGTCCATCTCCATCCACTCGACCCGGGAACTCGCCCTCAAGGCCTTCGAGCAGCAATGGGAAGCCTGGAACGACGAACTAGGTGACGGGGACGAGGACCAACTCGTTCCCGTGGCCACCCTGGTCGAAGAATTAGCCCTCGATTACCCGGTAACCGTCTTCGGCACCGACTTCACAATCGAACCCTACGAAATCGACTCGAACCAAACGATCTGACCCAGAAAGGACAATGCCACCATGTCGCACTCAGCCATTTCCATCGCCACCGACCGGCCATTCGCCACTGTGTTCTACGGTGGTGCGGATCGGGGCAAGGTCATCCAGTTCCATATGAACCCGGAGGATTTGACCGACCTGACCCTGGCGCTTTATGTCTACGACGAAGACCTAGGCGGAACGTCCGAGACCTTTGCCGAGTGGATCGCCAGAAACAACCGCAACGTCGGAATGGTCTTGTTCGACCCGTACGCCGAGCCGAAGGTCGGGACTGTTCCGATCGAGACGACCCACTGAAGGGAACCCAAACAGAGGAGGTGAAGGGGCGGTCGATTGGCCGCCCTTTCCTTGTGTAGGAGCTCGTAGAACGACCGTAGGCAACGCCGAAGAAAAAATGGGTGGTTTCTACCCTAAGAGGACGAGGTCATCGCCCACGGGCCGAAAACCGGCCTCTACGTGGACATTGTGGTCTTCGGTCAAAGCTATTGCTACGTCGGAAACCCAGTTCCGTGCTGGGAGGGCGGTTGGCCTTAAAACCGGCCCCGTCCTTATCTCCCCATCCCCTGGGCTCTGCGCCCACCCCATGAATGAAAACCAACCTGGGGCTATATCACAAGCTTTCGTAGTAGAAAACCAGGAAATACATAGGGTTGACGATGACCATCCAATTCAACCTCATATGTGTCTGATCGCATAGGCCCTTTTACGACTGTGGCCTTCGCCAGGTAAAGCAAGTTTGCCAAGATCTCAACCCGGTCACCAGGGGCCAGGGGCGACTTCCGCAAAGTGCCCCGGATCTGGGCAACGTGAAGCGGAGTAAGTTGAACACCAGGAACGACCACCTCGCCAACATTAACCAGGAACCGTTTGCACTGATGGACCCGACCCCTTG